CAAGCCGCAGGACGAAAGTGACGCTACGTCACTTTGAAATAAAACTTGTTGACTGCTTGGTTGCTGTGTGCAATCATGAGTTATAGGCAATCCCGCCTATCTCAATAAGGAAAGAGACAATGAGAAAATCTTACGTTCAAGAGCACACGCTCACAGTTTTGGTTGAGATCGATCTTGGTGAAATCGGCACCATGATCGATAGTCTAAACGAATTAGACACCGAACAAGCCGGATCTTACCGCGTTCGGGAATTGATCGGCAAGCTGAAAAGCCTACGCCGCGAAACTGCGGATGACGCGCGTCGTGAGTTCGAGCGCTTGGCACAACAATCTTAATAGGAGGCGGGGGGCTTGGCCCCCCGATTTTTTATGACACATGGATCACCAGCAGATCGCGGCGGGGCCGACGCCTACTACGGCAGGCAGATAGATCCCCACTACTGGCCCGACGGAACGTACAACGGGACACGGGTCGAGCGGGACAAGATGACCCGCACCCAGATCGAAGAATACTTATCCGCCTACGAAGAACAAGATTTCTTCAAAGATTGGGGCGACTAAGCTGGGGGCTTCGGCCCCCTTATGCTTTCATAAAAGCATAACACGGGGCCGCAGGCCCGCAGGGCGCAGGGCGCAGGCCCGCAGGCTACATGAAATAAAACTTGTAACCGGCGCACAATCTGTTATTCTAAACACGTTCAATTAGAAAGGAAACAAACACCATGAAAAGCGCAATCATCTACAACGGGCCTAGCCTCTTGGATGGTCAACCCATTGTCGTCATCGCGACATATTCAAACCGCAACACCAAAACGGGAACGGTCGTGCAAACTTATATCTTATGCCGCGACACAAACCCGCTCGAAGCAAGCAAAACGGGCGCGGATTTCTCTATTTGCGGCGACTGTACCATGCGCGGCGAAGTAACAACGGACCCGCAACGCAAGCAAGCCAAGGGTCGCCGCTGTTATGTTAACCTAGGACAAGGCGTATTGATCGTGTGGAAAGCATACCAGCGCGGCGTATATCAGCCCGGGGATGCCGCCACCATGGGCCGCGGACGGTTCGTGCGCGTCGGCACATACGGCGACCCGGGCGCGGTCCCGTCCCGGGTTTGGGACGAATTGCTAAGTGAAGCGGACACTTGGACCGCTTATTCACATCAGAGCGGATGGCGTCCCGACATCGCGATGCAATCCGCGGACGACCACGCGCAAGCCATCGCGCATTGGAAGAACGGACACCGCACCTTCCGAGTGATCGCGGATCTAGGCGACCTAGACAAGGCGAACGAGGCGCTGTGCCCTGCATCAAAAGAGGCAGGACGCCGCGCACAATGCACCGCCTGCAAACTTTGCAAGGGATCCAGCCTAGCAAAATCAATTGCGATAGTAGAACACTAGACCAGAGGGCCACGGCCCTCTTTTCTTTTGCCCTAGCGCATAGTATTATACGCGAGGACGCAGGGCCGCAGGCACACGCGCCTCTAAAATAGGGCGCAGGCCCTCGAACAAAGACGCAGGGCCGCAGGTCCGCAGGACGCAGGGCGCAGAGCACCCTTTTTCCAGCACCTCGGGCCCTGATCCCCCCCAAATAAAACTATATCACGCTCCTTGGCCCTCTTTACTAAGAAGAAACTCGACCCTCCGCGAGCGTAATATGCCATGTGCCAAGCAATTTGATGAGGCGAGATATTTACCCGCGTACCTTTGCTTACCTTGAGTTCAAGCCAGAACGGAAGGCCGTCCCACAATAGGTGTACATCAGGCACACCGCCACCGTGCTTGTTCTCAATCCTCGTCGCGAAGCAATTCTTGGGCAGGTTCGACCTGATCGATTGCCAAAAGTTCGCCTCCGGTCCCTTGCTCATCCGGTGTGATATCCTTTGCTGTGCCATCGATCACAAAGGCTTGGGGGTACTGCTTTTGCAGCGCCGCCAAACGAGAGGTGATCTCATCCCTTGACATCTGATCTATGGAGTTGATTTGTTCTCGCCTATCAACAGTCAAGCCGCCCAGAGCAGCGCGGATTTTTTCTGCGTTGATAGCGGCGGAGAATTGACCCGCGTCCTCCGCACCAAGAGACAGTTGATGCAGCCGTTCGAGTTGCCCGATAGTGGTCACACCATACCGTCTCTCTCGCTCGGTTCGAAGCTCCTGCACATATTCCAGAACGTGTGGGTAGTCTCTGCCATTCAGCAACACTGATGCCTGCTTGGATGCCACGTCAGTGGAGTATCCTGCTTTCCTTGCACATTCAGCGTTGGAGTATATACCTTCTACTATATGTCTAGCAAAAGTTTTCTGGCGGTTTGTTAGCTGTCTGCCGTTGATTTTTTCTACTGCTGCCATGTCTTCCTCGTTGTGCCTTGCCAACAATTTATACCAAGCGAAAGTGTTTGACAACTTTCCTATATAGGGGATTTTTTCCAGAGAAGTGTATCCGAACGTAACCAGTTGTATCCAGCCTTGGGCTGTACGAGGCATATAAATAAGGGTGGGATACGTTTGGATACGGTGGATACGGTAAATTCGGATGAAAAAAAATAAAAAATAAAAAATCTCTGGAGAATGCGCTATAGTGTAACTCAGGTCCGAGAGCCGAGGTTCTTGACAACTGCACCGATATGCTATAACTTGCATGTGTTCAACAAGTAATCAAGGAAGGAAATAGTTATGTCTACTTTTACATTTACATGGCGCGAGGAAGAGGACGGTGATTTTTTCACTGTTGAGATACGTGCGTCTGACAAGGATGCCGCGCTTTCCAAGTGGTTGGATTATTGTGACGGGTATTGGGACACTAATAATTTGGTGTATTACGAGTGCATCGAGGGTACGAAAGACGATGTGAAATTGCCTATAGATTATCAGGCAGGTCGTGAGGCGGCGAGTGCTGATATGTTGGTTGAAGGTTTTGATCTTCACACGGCGCTAAGATCTTTTGAGGAGGATCCTGCGGACAGCCCGTATCAAGAGGGTTACTTGCGCGAGTTAGAAGAGGCGGTGTCGGGTCATGCCTAATCATTGTTATCAGAATGTGTCTATCATTGGACCAGAGCCGTTGGTTCGTGCGTTAAGTTTTGACCTTTCCAACTTTTGTTCGCTGGTTAAGCCGATGCCATTGGAGGTGTATAACGATCACTTAGGTGACGTGCCTGCGTGGTATGACTGGCGAGTAAAGAACTGGGGAACCAAGTGGGATTTGTGTGAGGTTGATAACGTTCGCTGTGTGAACAGTGACGTTGAGTCATTAATTTTGGAGTTCAAGTGTTGGACTGCGTGGTCCCCCCCTGTCCCTGTGTGGGATCGTTTGGTTAATGAGTTGGGTTGTGTTGTGGCGGCGGACTACCGTGACGAAGGTGGTTTGTTTGAGGGTGAGTACAACTGTAGTGACAAACGTTGGAGGCCCGAAGATGAGATCGCTTAATGGTTGGTACGAGAACGAGTACGGCGCGGTTCCATTTACGATGCCTGCTAAGACGTTGTTGAACGCGGTTGTTAAGATGCGTGAGATGGACGCGGACTTTGGTCACACTGACATGGAAGTAAACTGGGGCACGGTTGAAGATTTCGAATGCGTGACCCAACTAATCTATACATTACTAGAGGAGAAAAGAAATGATTAAGGATTTTTGGCAACGGTTGACGCGGAAGCGTCGGAGTAACGAGAAGCTAACGCGCAAGGAGCAGATCCTTTCGGAGTTGAGCCGAGGTGCGGGGACCGCGAGACAGGTAGCTGACCGCACTGGTTTGTCGTTAAACGTGGTTCGGGTGACTATGTCTGCCCTGCACAAGAAAGGTTTGATCAAGGACACTGGTATTGATGCTGGGTCTGAGAATGTTTGGGAGGTTGTTAAGTAGGATGCCTTATTTGTTTGAAGAAGAGATAATAAACATCGGGGTGTATCAGGATGCGAGTTGTATGGACGACGGCCCGACGATTCATTCATTCGACAACGGCATCTCGGAGTACAGTGCATCTGTTATGCGGGACCACTTTGACACGGCTGAAAAGACAGCGGCTTTGTGGGGGCAAGCAGGCAACTTGGTTATGTGTGTGAAGTTGCGCAATAGTACGGTAAAGGATGGTTTTTATGGGCGCGGTTGGAAAGATTTGGACAACTACAACGATATCACCGATGAGCCTTGTGAGCCGACTAAGGAGTTTCATGTTCGTGTGACACAGGTCAACGACTTTATTATTGCTGCGGAAGATGCAGCGGACGCCAGACGAAAGGCGGCGGAGGATTACATTTGGGACGAGAACCAACGCCATCCCAACAGATATCATGCGGACATAGATGTGGAGGAAATAGATGATTGAGTATTTCACGGCGCTGGTCTTGTCGTATGAAGTTCAAGGGACCGAGATTGAGACGTTGGTTTGGTTTCAAAGCAAGGACCATTGTCAGGCGGTTATGGATCGTAATATTGCGGAGCCGTTGTACGATGAATTGTACGACTTGTACGGCAAGAACATTATGATGTCGTGTGAGGTGTCGAGCATTGCATCGAGAGTTATCAGGCCCAAGGCCCGACCGGAGTTGGGCCATGGGTGATGCAGAGTTAAGCATGTTTCAGCAGTCGCAACTGCGGTGGCTCAAGCAGCAAGTTGATGCGCTGCAAGATGAGCGGTATCGCCGTGATGCGCGGCCCAACGTGCATCGAGAGTTGTTCGCTGCGCGTGAGGAGTTGGATACCTATGTTAAGAATCTTCGGGCCACTGGGAAGCAGATATGAAAAGGTGGGCCAATTATAAATGGAACGTAAATATGAAAAGATGGACAGAACAAGACAAGGAATGGCAGGGTTACAAACGCAAGATGGCGAACGGCATGAAGGTTACGTTGCCTGACAACCCTTGGGATAAAAACAAAGAGGTGGACACACAAGATGGATCCAAGAGTAACGTGCATACCGACAAGGATTAAGGAATTGTCGCGGGAGATTGACGACATCGAATGGGAGAATCACCGAGATCCGCGGATCGAGGGCCTTATCAACGAGCTTAACTATCTAAAGAAACAAGAAGAGAAAGGAATAATTTATGAGCCAAATTTTTGAAACGAAGAAGAAGTTTCATTCAGAACAAATGGAAGTTTTGATTGAGGAACTGACGTATACAGACAGTGCGTTTGGATCGAACGAGGAAGGTGACGGCGTATTCTTTAACAAGCGGATCGTCGATGCCATGGACATTGAGGTTGGCGACGAGGTAACGGCGCACTGCATTCCGAACTATTCGGACAAGCGGGACGACATACCGTGGCGCTGCATTCGGATTACGCGCAAGGTTCCCGCTGGTTTCATTCATGCCATGGACC